AAGAGAGCAAGGTGAAAGAGATGCTGGGGGTCCGAAGTAGGTGCGGAAGTTACGTGATCCACGTACGAAACGAGTCCTAACCAAGTCTACACTCACCTGTAAACAAGGATGATCGTCGATCCATAGTGATCGACGGGCTTTGTTGGTGACAAAGGCCCGGTCTTCGTACATCATGAAATGATCATAAACTGGCTTCGGCCAGACAAATGACCATAACTTCGGTCCCCTCTGGAGGACGCGGAAGGAAGGAGGTTGATAGGAAGGTGCCTGAGAAGATCGTTCTCGGAAGGAAGCATAGTCGATGGAGACCCTTTCAGGTTTAACGGGAACACCCGTCCATCTCGAGACCATATCTCCTGCCACGTCTTTCGCCATAGTATCAAAAACACCGTATAGGGAGGCCTTCGGAGGCGGCCCTATGACCATTTCGACACTACGACGTACACCTTTCTTTATTGTAGGGGCCGCACCATCCGTCAAGGCACGGCGAAACCAAGACTTCTTGGAAAGGATCTGGTATTCTCTTCTAGATAGAGTTGACAAGTCTATCTGCCTAGCAGATATCTCGAAGCGCATCAGACAATTCACGACAAGGCTTACCACCTCGCCGCGAAAAGTCCTCAGCCCATCGAGAACCTCTGTCAAGAGACAACCAGGCTCCTTCCTGCAAGGTCGGAAGAACGAAAGGACGGGTTTAGGGGCCAACTGGCCTCTACGGATAAAGAAACTCTGAGAGTTCAAATCCGCGGAGATATTTGAGTAGCCGGTCTTCTCAATATTGACACAAAGTCCGAAAGTTCCAGTCACCTCTTTCCAGAGGGAAAAGAACTTCCGATCACCTGCAAAGACGCAGTCATCGCCGTTGAAACGACCAACGCGGTTGGCCCCTGCCCCCCTCGCGATATCGCTGGCGATATCGAAACACGCCTTGTTGAGTAGGCAAAGCAATGGGAAACTCACCAAGTTCCCCATCATGCTCCCCCTCTTAATTGACCTAATCATACCCGTATGGGGATTCAACCATCTGAGGTTTGAAAAGGAGCCCAACAAGACGCTTCTCTCATTCTCGCTCAACCGAGCATCCTTCGACAGTTCTTCGACAATGACATCGACGGCTTCAAGATAAATCTTGTCAGTGGCGGATTCGTAATCCCCACTGATAACCGCCTCCCCGTCTTTCCTGTCATTGAGAACAGCCAAGAAATCTTCCTTTTTTACATCCCCACGCACGAGCCATCCGAAGGACGATAGATGGTCGTAAAGGGCGTTGTGAACCGGAGTCAGGACCCGTTTGACACGGGCGGATTGCATCGTTACAACACGAAGCTTTCCCTTTGTCTTTGCCACTCCCAACCGGACGAGAGAATCGTCATTGGAAGTTTTGGAGGGACACGTCGCCAACGTGCCCCCTTCGCCTTGAGTCGTTTCAAAACACCCCTGCTGGTCAGGGATGTAAACCCCACTCTCACTCTTTCTCATTCCCCCTCCAACACACTCTTTCCGAGCGTTTTCCAAACGCTCTCCCCACCCGGTGGCAAGCTCGCGAACATGACGTCGAAGCAACCAATAGGGATCATGACACCAGCTGGTGTTCACCCTGTCAGGCGTCCGAGCCATTCGCTCTGCCCACTCACCCTTGGCCTCCTCACCCCGAATAGTATCACAACTTGTACACGGAGCATCAAATATGCGCTTGCAGCTCTTAAGAGCCGAAGACATCTTCGAAGCGCGTACGCGAGTCCTTGTCTTGCCTCCTCCCACAGAGGTAGGCATGCGTGAAACTATCGGGACGATTCGGTCCCAATCCTTCCTAAGGTTTAAACACGTCGCGCCTGATAACTCAGGAAGCTCGCCCAGGAGTCTAAACTCCAGCTGGACGACGCGAAGTGCCTTTAGAAGGCCCCGCCTAATGGGCCCTGCTGCTGCGCAGCGGGCTGGTTTATCGGAACGGCTCTTGTGAGCGGAACCGAAACCCATTGGGAGTTGAGGTTGATAAGATCAATCCAACGGGTAGTCCTTAAAG